CGCCTCCACCGCCATCACCGCCTGCGCCATCACCACCGCCTTCACCGCTGCCGCCGTCTCCACCGGCGCCGTCTCCACCGCCTTCACCGCTGCCTTCAGCGCCCATGCCACTCATGTCTCCACCCAAGCCAAATCCTCCAACACCCATGCCACTCATGCCAACGCCGTCAGCAGCAGCAAAGCCGCCGCTGTAGCCGCTACCATAACCATCACCGCCGCCACCGCCGCCAGATGAATCAATTGATCCTCCAGCGCCAGCCGCACCAGTTCCAGCTGTAAGTCGTTTGTATAAATCTGAGTTGTAGCCGCCAGTAAGACTTGGTCCAAGCAGGCCGCTGTAAGGACTTGCAGCGTTGGCAGCGTTCATTCTGGCCATGATCTGCGCGTATGGTGAACCCTCGCCAGAGACAACATAAGGGTTGTACTGAGCGTTTGCTGGTATTGATTGATAGTTGGCAAAGTTCTGAGCAAAGCCTGGCACAGCAGTTTGAATTGGCGCCTGCGTATTGCCAAGACCAAGTGACTGCAAATATGCTAGTAGTTCTTCGTTTTGTGTGGCCATATCTATTCCCTTAAAGTTCCTTTGCCATTACAGACCACTGTGGGCTGTAACCTTCGTCTTTCAAAAATGTCTTTGCCCAGCCCTTTCGGCCTGCCAAAGTCACCCTGGTGCAGCCAACAGACTTGCCCCAGGATTCGATCAATGGTCGCATCCGTGAGAGTTCATCTAGGTCGCCACCAGCCAAGAAGTAATGCAAATTCTTTAGCCTAGGATAGACAATGATCTCTGTCAACACCACCGAGTCCTTGGCTGGCCACAGCTGCAATCTGTGATCCTCAACCATCTCGGCAACATCGTCAAAATTGTGTGTGCCTCCACTGTATTCTAAGGCAGCCTCCACATGATGGCGCAGCCTTTCCAATTGTTCTTGGTCGCTCATCGCTTTCCACTGGCCACGGCCTCAAGGCGCATCACCCCCACCCGCCAGTCAGCCAGCACCGCCCCAGTCACCTTCATGTTGACTTGGCGCCCAGAAAACCTCACTGAAGTCGGGTTGGCTGCCGTAAATGGTCCGAATGTGGATTGTGTGTCTGTCGGGTAGAGTCTGGTTTTAAACGACACCACGGCCTCGCCAAGAGTTTGCTCATCTGGCACAACTTCCCTGACCTTCATCACGTTATCGCCGTTGCCAATTTGAATGGGGCCAGACTCTGCAAACACTGATGCGCCATCGTAAGAAAAGCCCACCTCATGCTCGTAGAAGTAACCATCAGACGACACCATTAGAGGGTATGCGAAAACTCCAGCATCAGTGCCAGCAGTTCTAGCCAATGATCCTATGTTCCAGTGCTGCTCTCGGTAGTTATAGCTTACATACGAATCATTCTCGTTACTGGAGCTGCTTGGGTAAAACCACCAAATCTCGCCAAACTTGGAGTTGTGGACCGCATAAATTTTAGACTGCTGGCTAAAGTTGATGTTGTTAAAAATATAGTCCGACACATCGCACGGCAGTGGCTTCGTGTACCCGTCATAGATAAAAAAGCCAGCCTTACTCATCCAGATGGCAGCAGTGTCAATGGCCGCCACAGCTTGGGCCGAGATCAGACCACAGCCGCTTCCGGCCTTCTCAAAGCCATAGACGAATGGCGCGCCAATGTAGTTTGCCGTGTGGACATCCACATCTGTAAACATCAAGTTGACACCCTTGACCCGTTTGCCTGCCATAAGTGAACCAGGCGTGGTCAGCTCATAGTCGCCTGCCTGGTTGTCACCAGCTGGGGTCCAAAGGGTATTGTTTTCTTGGTCGCACCAAGAAACTTTTCTTGGGTTGCCGCCAGCGCCAAGGGCAAACAAAAACCTCTCAGCAGTCACCATGATGGCCTTGTTGCTCACTGGCGCGTTGGTGATGACAGCCGCCAATGTGGGTGTAGCAAACCCAAGCTGCCACTCGTAAATCTTGCCGTCATGGTTAGAGCAAGCCACCAAGTATTCGCCCCAGGTATCGAGTGACCAAGTCGTGGCTGGGATAATGCTGCCCGTGTCGGGTCTTGCTGTGCCGTAGCTGAAGCTGCCGTATGTGTTGTAGCCGTAACCGGTATTGACAGATGCATTTGCATAACCCGTTGCAAAACTTGTGGGGGTTATGTTTTTCAGTGTCCCAGCCTCGTTCATTGCATACAAATTCGAGTGAGTACCGGCTGCAATGTATCGATCTGCATCGTTGTCGCGCCAAGTGATAATGCCTCGGCATGAGCCAGCCATTGCGGCAGCTGTGGACCTCAAGCGCCAGCCATTGATTGGCCGCAAAGTATTCTCATACCAGCGCACAAGGTTTGCGTCAAACCATCGGCCTGCTGCTTGATACTCTGTGCCGTTTTTGTAAATGCCTGGGGGAATTTTAAGTGGTATGTACATGGCTATATTGTCGGTAAGTTTGAGACAAAAGACACAGTAGCAATGACTGATGGCACTGCTGGCCGTGTGGGGGTAGAACTGGCGGCAAAATGCTCCAAGGTCACAGCGACATCGCCAACCTTATAAACGATTTCAACATAGTCGCCAGCATCTAATTCAATAAAGAAGTTCAAGGCCGCAATCATGTGGCTAGGATCACCTGCTGATTTTCTTTGAGGAATGTGAAATCTGCTGTTTGAGTTGTCTATGTTTGTGCCATTCTTGCGAAACCAAATGTCTACATCGTGGCCATCGTTGGTGGTGTTTTTAAGTTGAATCGAAAACTGGATATTGAAAACACCAGAGTCTGCAACATTGAGCCTTGAGCTGTTTGACAGCGTGACCCCGTTGGAGATGTCTGTCGTGTTAAAGGTCACGACAGTGGCGGCTGTGGTGCTTGCAGCTGCTTGGTCAGTCGAGTCGTGAAAAGCCCCATGGGGGGTATTGAGAAACTTGCCGCCCCTTGGTCCAAACAAAGCGCCAAGCACGCTGATCAGTTTTCTAAAGTACCCGTTTAGCGCGCTATTGTTTTCGGCAAAGTATCGCCTCTCATAAGCCTCTGGCGCAAAGCCAAGGCTTGGGATTGAGGGGACTTCGAGTTGTTGCTTAACATTGGCCATGGCTCAATTTTGCCACCTTATGCCATGTCTAAACCAGCGGCCTTGACTTCTGCGACCCGTCTGCCCCAACCCTTGCCGAATGTGGGCCAAGTCGGCAGATCGTGCAAAAAAGACAGGCGCCTGTCGTTGTAGGCGTTGATCAGCTCATCGGCATCCATGCCTGCCACGGCCTGCAAGGTCTTGGGGCCAATGCCGCCGTCAGGCTCCACGCCCACAGTTGATTGCAGCCACTTGGCGGCCCTGCCTGGTCCACTGTTGATGGCAGCATCAAAGACGCAATAATCGACACCGGCAGGCAGATCATCGCCCTTGACCTTGTCCCAGTATTTTGATTTGTACATCGGACCCACGATCTCTGGCGTCAGGCCGCGCATGGTCTTCTCATCGACCTCATGGCCGACCCACTCTTCCCAGACCCGTTTGGTCACGCCAAGGTTGGTCATACCGCCTGGATCACTTGGGTGGTTGACGTAGCCGCCTTCATGGTGCAGCACTGCCTTCAAGCAAGATTCAAAGTTGTCTTTCATTTTTTCACCTTATCAGCAATCTTCTCCATTGTCCTACCCCCGAAATAAAAAGACATAACAAGCATGCCCCATTGCCCCAGTAATTCGACATAAGCGCCACGGGTTTCGTATTCAAAGATCGATGCAATGGCAAAGCCGGAATAGGCCACCAAAAGGAATACCAAGGTCATGGGCCGGATATTCTTTGACATCCAAGAGTCACTGGCCATGTCTGCCTTTGTGCGCTCTGTGAGGTTATTTTGCTCCACCTCATACAGCTTAGTCTCATTGGCCATCTTGGCCAGCTCACCATCTTGGGCCATCTTGGAAAGCTCCAATTGAGCACGGGCCTTGGCCTCTGGATCGGGAATGAGCTTGTCGATGAGCTTGCCGCCCACTTGAAGCAATGCGTCTAGTCCAATCATGTGATCTCCTTATGCGTATAAATCTAATTTCCGATTCTGGAATATCTCAATTCTCAGCTTGGCCTGCTCGGCATTCTTTTGATAGATTTCAAAGGCCAAGTCCTCAATGGCTATTTGAGTTTTCTTTTGCTCCAGCTGGGCCTGCTGCATCTCTTGGCTTTTGAGCATTTTACGTTCAACAAGGTCGTACTCTTGCGGGTAGCCAGAGGGCTTGATCATTGGGAAAAGCCGGATTGTGTCAATCGTCATTTCTTGTCCTCCCTTTCTCTAGCCCTTGCGTAGTAGTAGTGAACCTTTCCTCTGAGTTCAGCAGAATCTGCCACCCCTGCCCACTCTGCCAACTTATTCCACAGAATAAGCAATTGCTCAGAATTGCAATTGTCACCATTTGTGGTCAGCCACCGAGACAGTTCCATGTGCCTCATCGTTGGCTCGTTGATCCAACTTAACCCATAAAAATCCATGAGCACACATTGCTTGGGCTGCGCTGATACTAATAGTCCAATGAAAAATAGTACAAGCACCGCCCATCTCATTTACTCATCTCAGCTGTGGCCAGATTTAGCCTGGTCTTGATCTCTGTCGGGTCTTCTGGCACATCTTTAAACCCCACTGAGATATACCCATCAAACTCACCCATCTGGGGTGGGATGCCAGCACGGCAGATAAACTTGACGCCTTGCTTCTCTTCCCAGTCTGAATTCTTTCCAGTGACCACTAGCTTGTCGCAGTAAACCTCACCGCCCAGCATCGAAATCATGGACTGGTTTCTTTGTGGGTCTTTGTTGAACAGTGATGAATTCACGCCATCCATGGTCTTGTCGTGACCCTTGGCGTTAAGGGCAAACAGTGATGTGCGTGAGTTGACCACCAAGCTGGCTTTGTGGACTGTGACTGTCTCGGCCTCCAAGTCCCTCTGGACCGACAGCGCCACTTGCATCAGGGCCGGTGTTTCTTTCAGCTCTGTCTGGTGGCTGGAAGTTGTGATGGCCTGCAAGATCACTTGCTTTGAGTCCCAAGCAAAGTAACCGGCAAAGAACAGGAATGACAGCAAGATCACTGTAAACAGCTTGAACGGGTTATCGACC